GACCGCTCGCTCGACGGCCGGCTTCGCGGTCGCGGTCTCGACCGCGGCGAGCCCCGGCAGGAACTCGCCGACGTTGACGAACGTGCCGCCCTTGTTCCCGGCCTTGTGGTAGACGCGGGCCTTCACCCGCAGCCCCTCGAGGTCGGTGATGTCGAGCCCTGCCCACGCCTCGCGCGTCATTCCGAGCGAAGTCCGGAGCGTGGAGAGAATCCGCCTCGACCATGTCGGCCCCTTCGGCATCTTCGCGAAGACCCAGCCGTATCGGCGGTCGTCGTGGGCGAGACGGATCTCGACCCGGTCCGGCTCGTCGATCACCGCCTTCACGGTGAACTCGTGGTCGCCCTCCGGCACCAGCTCGCGTGTCGGCGGGGCTGCGTCGTTGGTCGCGGTGTCCGCGAGGTCGTCATCGATTCCCCAGCTCGGCATGATCAGACTCCTTTCGTCATGGACTGCGCGAACTCGATCACAGCGATCAGGTGGTCGCGCGTGTAGTGGTTGTGCCCGTAGTGCTTCTCGGGCTTCGGTAGGCTCGCCGTGGCGAGCTTCACCTCGTAGTGGGTCATCCGGTAGCCGGCCGCCTGGCTCGCGTCGATCAGGTCCGAGAGCCGGAACCAGTCGCGGTCGCGATCGCCACGAAGGCCGCTGAACGTCAGGTGTTCGAGGCTGGTCATGTCGTCACCCCCTGACGTAGCCGCTCGACCTGGCTGACCGCCGGGGCGATCAGCCGCTCGACCTCGTCAGCCGCAGCGGCCTCGGCCGCCTCGCGGCTCGCGTGCCATTTCTCCGGGTGGCCGTCGACGCCTCCGTCATGGACGACGACGACGCCGTCGGTGATCCGCTCCGCCCTGCCGAGGATGGTCCGGACGTGGAGCCCGAACCCCGTCAGGACCGGGGAGACGACGCAGCGGTAGAGCTCACGCGGCTGGCTCATGTCGCGGCCTCCGGCTGGGGCTCGATCTGGTCGCACCGAGCCGAGACCATGTCGGTCAGCTCCGACCACTCCTTGCCGGTGATCTGGTCCTCGGCAACCAACTCGTCGATGCGGGCGGTGATCTTCCCGAGCGTCCGGACCGTGGTCGCCGCCGCGATGTAGCCGCGGATCTGATGAACATCGGCCCGGGCCCTGGCCGGGGCCGGCACCGGCGCCGGGGCCGGCTCGGGCTGCGGGGCCGGGTGTCCGTCGGCGAGCCATGCCGCCATGTCGCGGCCGAACTGCTCGCCGGGCTTGTCGATCAGCTTGTCCTGGAACTTGCCGGTCCTGTCCTTGATCACCTGGGCGATATGCTCGACCGAGATCTCGACGAGGAGGTCGAACTCGTACTCGATCCCCTTCCCCTGCTCGGGGGCCAGGCCGACGCGTTGCGGCGTCTTCTTGCCGTTGTTGTCGACCGTCGTCCATTCGGTCTTCGACCGCATGGTCGCGATGATGTGGCCTGGGAACCCGAGGATCGCGTTCACTAGCCGACGCTGGAGCGGCGTCCCTTCGGACCACGCCGACCAGGTGTTGCCGCGGTACTTCGTCTTCGCGAGCTTCTCGACCTCGGCCGTCAGGGCCTGCCAGCCGTGCGAGAGGCTGTCGATCACGAGGACGCGGTAGCCGCCGTCGGCCGCCATCTCGATCGCCGAGACGTAGCCCTCGATCGAGTGGTCGTCGAGGTCCATCACGTCGAAGTCGAACCGGTCGGAATACTTCGACGCGGAGCCTCGCTCGGTGTCGATCACCGCGATCGGACCGCCCAGGCCCGTCGCGACCCGCAGGGCCGAGAACGTCTTCCCGGCTCCGCTCGGTCCGAAGAATGCCGCCCGCAGTTTCGCGGCGGCCTTCGTTGCTTTCTTGAATCCGCTCATCGTCCCCTCCCCCATTCGTTTGCAGACACCCATCCATCCCCGCGGAACACCCGCAGAGAGGCGGCACGGTCGGGATCCTCCGACCGTGCCGAATCGACTCCGTCCATCCCGGCATCCAGCCGGGCTCCTCGCCGAGACCGCTCCCTGGCCTCGGCGTCCTCCATGTGCAGACTGATGGCGACCACGATCGCGAACATCGCGAAGGCGGCCGACACGATTGACGACCCGACGATCCACGCCGCGAGGGCTTGTTCAAAGGTCATTTCCATATCTCCCCGTCGGCGTCCTCGAGGTAGGGCATGGCGTGTTCCAGGGCCGCACGGGCCCGGAGGATGGTCACGCGATTTACCGGGGCCTGGATCCGCTCGACCTCGTCGAGCAAATCCTCCAGGGCCCGCAGTGGTCGCCATGCGGCGATCACCAGATGCCGGGCCAGCCGAGCCCCGCGGGCGATCGGGTGGTTCCGGTCGTTGACGTTCCGATGGAGCGCGGTGTCGTTGCGGCTGGTCATGCGTGGCATTGGTCGGCCTCCTAGAAGGGGAGGACCGAGCCGGTCGGCCAGGGCCGCCCGTCGATCACGCGGAGGGTCCGCTCGTCTTCCGTCTCGACCACGACGAGCGGCCGGTCGCCTTCCTGGATCCGGACAACGCGGCCCGACTCCCACTCGGAGTCGGTGTGGAACTTCAGCCGGTAGGCGATCCGGTCGCCGACGCTGGGAAGTTGGCAGCCGCTGCGGCCGTAGGTGTCGGCCATTCCGGCGATGGCGCCGGCGTATTCGCGGTCGTGAGGGTCGTTTTCGTTTTCCACTTTTCGCTCCTGCGTTTGGGTGGCGTAACTGAACAGACGATCAGTAGTTGGTCAATCGTTTTTTGGTGCGTGGCGCTCGGGGAAAAAGGGCAGTTGGGGAGTCGAAACCTTTCGATTCTCCAAAGTGTCGATACCTCTAATATGAGCCAGCAGCCAGAATCCGAGCGACCAGCAGCAGCACTTGAATCCAGAACTCAGCGTTCATGTCGTCCTCCTTGACGATGGGGCATACGATATAGAGCGATCTCTAAATCGTCAACACCTTTTTTTTCGGCTGTCGAACCCCTGGATTTCAGCCTATTTCCGGGTTGCCCCGGGGCGGATCCCGCAGAGCTTGCCGGCCCGCCGCAGCTTCTCTCGCTCGGCCGCCAGGCTGCGGATCTCGCTCACGTCGTAGACGAAGATCCGGTCCGAGAGCTGCTCGCTCCAGATCTCGCCTCGAGTCGCCATTCCGCGGATGTGCGACATCTGGCAGCCGTAGATCTTGGCCGCTTCGGATGTGCCGCAGAGCTCGCGTTTCGTCGATACCTTCAGTGCCACTGCCATACCTCAAACGTTAGTCGGCCCGTCCCCCGAATCAACCGGCCGGCGTTTGCCTTCGCCGGGCCGGCTGCGGAAAGTTGGACCAGGGAATGTCGAGTGGAGGCGAGGGGAGTCGAACCCCTCCCGGCGTGTGGTGGCATTCCGTACACTACTAGGCATGGAAGCCATGAGAGGAGCAATGCCATGCCGATGCCGATCCGCGATCTCTTCGATCGCTACACAGTTCTGAAGAGGCTCGACTCGAAGACGATCTCGCTCTACTGCCAGCTCGCCGACCGCCTCGACCGATTCTTCGGCAGGCCGGCGACCACGCTCGACCTGGACGATCTCGCCGTGAGCCGGTATCTCCGCTGGCGAACAGACACGCTGGGGTTTCGCGGACGACTGCCGTCAGCCGCCACGGTCCGGAAGGATCAGTCGATGATCCAGGCCGCGTGGAGGTACGCGGCCCGGAAACGAATCGCCGCGGAGTTCCCCGACCTCGCGCCGGTGAAGGTGCCGAAGAGAATCCCGACGGGCCGGGCCTACACGATCGACGACGTGTCGCGGCTGGTCCGCCGGGCCCGGCGTCGCTTCGGCAGGACGGGCGGCCTGCCGTCCTCCTGGTGGTGGTCGACGCTGATCTACGCGGCGGTGACCACGGGCGAGCGGTTCAATGCACTGTCGAGCGTTCGCTGGGCCGACGTGGACCTCGAGCGGCGGCGGATCGTGTTCAGGGGAGAGCACCGGAAGGGGCAGACGAGGGACATCGAGCGGCAGATCACCGCAGAGCTCGCCGACATGCTCGCGCAGCAGCGGCGAGGCCCGAGCGATCTCGTCTGGCCGTGGGACCGCCGGAGCCGCAGCCAGTGGGCCTCGCTCCAGGTCCTGTGCCGGACGGCCGGCGTTCAGTATCGAGGCTTCCACGGGTTCCGCAGGACGGCCGCGAGTTACGCGGCCCTCATGGGCGGCCGGGCCGCTGCGACTCGACTACTTGATCACAGCGATCCCCAACTTCAGGCCGTCTATGTCGACCCGCTGATCTGCCCGAGCGAGGAGAACTCCTGCTCGGCGTTGCCGCCGCTCGACCTTCTCGATCGCTCGGCCGCAACCACTCGGCACTCCTGATGGCAGGCCGCATACCCTGCGATGTCGATCCCGCCGTCGTCGGTCGCCGCGGTCCCAAGCTGCCGCGAGACCTTGTCGATGATCATCACGAGGGCCCAGTCGGACGCCGTGAACTCTGTCCCGAATGCCGCGTTGACCATGTCGGCCGTCCGGGCGAAGTGTTCCGCCGGCGGGCCGTACTTTCCGTGCCGGTCTCGGACGGCGGCGATTGATGCCGCGAGCATCTGCTCGGCTGGCGTTCGTGTCTCGATCATGCGTCGCTCCCTCAACTCGCGGATCATTCCCAGTGCGGCCGATGCTAGGGTGCCCCCCGTGCCAGTCCAGCAGTTGGCAGGGCCGAGCCGGCGGCAGAGCTGCTCGGCGGCGTCAAGGTCAGTCATCGCGTCGATACCCCAGGGCCCAGAGGATCCGGGCCATGTCGCGGCCCGCCCCGGTGACGGTCTCCTCGGCCAGGTCCGGGAAGAGCTGGTGCAGGGCCTCGTGGATCTCGGTCTCCAGCCGGGCCCGGCCCCGGAGCCGCGCGTCGATCAGGACCTTTCGCTCCAGGTCGGGCCGCCTCTCGTCGGGCGTGATAGACCAGCCGGCGGCCCGGCCCCGGAGGCGGGCGTATCGCCACAGGACGCGGACGCCGCGGATCAGGAA